CATTGAACTTGACGAAAAGAATGTTCCGTCAATTCCCATAGTATGTTTAATGCTCCAGTTGGAGCCATCAACTCCATTAGGCGCAAAATAATGCTGAATGTCTCCAGAGCCATCCATATGACGCAACCACATATTTCCAGAAATAGTATTTCTGAATGTCATTGATGGATAGTTACCCCTGATGTTTATGGCTCCCTCATTTGGATTACTTCCAGCCCAATCTCCAATAACTTGTAGTCTAAAAATCCTACTAACGCCATTAGGGTCTACGTAGTAGTTTGTATCCTGAGAATCGTAGAAGATTGGGGCAAGCATATCAGACGCAGACTGAATCCCTACATTTGAATAAATCCTACTATTTGTCCAGTTAAAATAGTTGTTTCCTCCACCAAAGTAAATAGCATTACTTGGTCTAAAGTTTATAGCATTTACAGTATTAAGATTTGATGTTGCGTTTGGGTCAACAAAATATCCAGTATCCTGAGAATCGTAGAATATTGGGGCCCTAAATGAATTGTTAGCAGTTACATCACCGCCGCTGATAGTCATAGATATCCCATACTGCCAGTCGTAAAAATCAAGGCCGTTAAATGCAAAACGAGCAAAATCGCCAATGTTCTCAAGAGCTATTTGACCACCGCTTCCAGTAAACCAAGTTGTGTTTCCAGCAACTAGCAATCCACCAGCTGTATTCCAAGAGCCATCATCGCTACACCAAGAACCCCAGCTCCCTGCTTGAGTCAAGAATCCGATTCTGTTTGAGTTACAGTGAATGGTGCGGTTACCTTCATCACCATCACCCATAACAATATTTGTAGCGTTTGCGCCATTAAATCCTATCGTTAAATCGCTTCCATAAACAAAAGAATTATTGCTTGAGTCGGTTCTTAATGCCCATCCTCCGCCATTGTTTAGGAATCCAATGTTATTGTTAGTATCAGCATAGACATAACCACGAATAGTTGACTCGTGATTGCTCCGAAATCGTAATTCTATATTTCCTCCACTACCAGTAATGTTCCAAGCAGCGCCAGAGCTAGAATAGAAGTGAGTTCCGTATGACTCATTGTATATACCTTGAACTCCATAATTTCTAAACCATCCAGAGGTATATACATTAGCAAACGTAGGACCAGAATCGGTTCTAACATTCTGATTCATATTATACGCATATCCAGCATTGTTTGTATGCAATACTTGTACTGGAGTAATAGAAATCTTTTTAGTTGCTGATGGTGGGTCTACGGAATCACTTATTCCTGTCACACGATTCCAAGATTCTCCACCAGCGGCTCTAACGTGGACTTCGAATGAGTTCCAATACGAACCACGAGGCCACCAGAACGCAAGGGTGCCATCGAGATTCATTACTTTCACTGGAGCAGGAAAGTATGAACCATACGACATAGCAGATACGTTGATAATAGTATTAGCGTATAAATAGCCCTCCATTGCAAGCTTGAACGGAGTTCCAGAACCATAGCTCTTACCTGAAACCTCCATAACAAATGAATCCCCAGCCCATTCATTCGCTGCAATATCTGTAGTAACTAAAGTCCCATTTGGGAAATCACTCACAGAGTGAACACCACGAGCTTCCTCGACTAGTCCATAAGCTGTAAAGCCTCCAAAGAAATTAGCGACGTTAGCTGTAGTTGCGTAACTTACAGACTGACTACCGATGTTACCAGAGTGGATAAGAGTTCTGATGGTTCCGTTGTCATAAAATCTGCCATTACCATAAATGTAGTATGTTCCGCCAACGGTTGAACCAATGTATGCTCCATAAGAACTATTCCAGCCAATAGCATCTGTCATCGAACCATTGCTAATCATCGTTCCATTGGATGATGAGAATATCAATGTATTAGTTATACGAACATTAGCATCACCAGTTCCAACTGAAAAAATAAGAGTACCTAAGTCTTCTGTGTCATAAAAACGAATACCACCATATCCTGGCTGAGCACCCATACGTATACCAGTATGCCAACGTAAGTCTAATTTAGTATAGTTGCCTCCGTAGTCATTTAGGTTTGTCCCTATATAGTAGTTTTGGTTAGCATCAGAATCTCCTCCGCCAAAATGCAATCTGGTTGAAGCAACTGAACTATATGGGTTATTGCTAAAATTTCCGCCAACTACAACCCTACCGTTTACAGCGGTACTTAAAAGATTTGCCATATTACTTGTTTTCTAGCTTGTTTACTCGTTCCGTTAATTCTTGCACAGCCTTCAGCAAAATTACGCTCAGGCGTTGGTACTGCACCCCGCTAACTAACCCTTCCTCGTTGTAGGTTACAACCTCTGGGAACAGCTCTGCTACCTCTTCTGCAATTAAACCAATCTCCTCCTCCTGTGAGGTAATCTTGGTGTAGGTAACAGGATTCAACTGTTCAACCTTAGCGAGTGCTGGTTCAAGCGGTTGGATGTTCTCCTTGAAGCGGATAGACGAGTTCTCCGTGAACGTGCCACCGATTGTGAGACTTCCTGGAAACGTGGTGTTACCTGAGCCATCAAGTAGCGTTGCTGTTCTTGTTAGTGAAGAAAATACTCCAGTGTACTGTCTAACGTAGATGGGCTCGGTTCCGTCATCTGCCGTTGCAATCTCGAGGTATCCAGCGTTAGAGGCTGTGGCCCCGACAAGAATTCTCGCTTGGTCGTTGTCGCCCATATTGCCACGGACGAGTTCGGCGGAGTTGGCTCCAGTGACGGTCCTTACAACTCCAGCTACGGTTCCAGCAGACGTTACGAAGCCTTGAGAAAGCACATAGTCCTCGGTAGCAAAACCAGAAAGAATTACGGCGTTTCCGTTGGATATTGAAAGAGTGGAAGTTCCTTGCTCCCACGTTAACTGCTGAGCATCGTTATCAGTGTCGTAGTCAGTCCACGTAGCCGTTAGCGTACCACCATCCTGCTGGGTTAGCGTAAGCGTCTTAGTGCTAGTTCCTGATACAGCAGCAGCGGTAATTCTATCATTGTAGGCTGTATCCCAGTTGCTCTTGTTATATCCAGAGATAGCCTCAGCCCCAGAGAAAAAATCTTCAATCTGACCAGTGTTATAGTAATTAGCTCCTACCCAAGTCTGTGTTGCTAAGACATTACCATTCCAAGTTGCATTACCAGAAGTCGAAATACGAACTTCAGTTCCACCAGAGCCCTGTATATTTAGAATTGAATCGTTTACGTGAATACCGCCAATCTGAACTCCACTACGATATGCAGATAGAGCCCATATTCCTTCGGCAGCATTTATAGCAAACTTCTCATTTGATGCTGTCTCTCTTCCGATACCAACACCATAAGTATTGATGTTTGAACGAACAGCTCCATTTACATAGAAGTCTGTTCTTCCGTGAGTATATGTAGCAGAATTCTTTTGTCCAGTTAATTGTCCAATACTGAGCACTCCACTAGCCGCACCAGAGGCGTTAGGAACATAGTTAATCTCTACCTGCCTGTCCCAGTCCCAAGAAGATGAAATTACCAGTGATGGATTGTTATTTCCAATTAACCAAAGGTGTCCATCATTATATCCGAGAAGGTCAACGCTATTGTATCTAACTCGTTCAAATCCTTGACTAAGTCTAGCAACTACAGCATCAGTAGTGCCAAGAAGGTCAAGTTTATATGATGGGTTTGTCGTTCCAATACCAAGACCATTTGGTTTAATAGTTGCAATTTGAGAGCCTCCAGTACTGTGTGTATCAGAGGTATGTGTCCAGAACTGAATTTCAGTTGCTGGGTTTGACTCATAAATGTTACCGCCAATAACAACAGCATTCTGACCGTTCTGAGCAAGTCCACCAATAAGGGTGAATCCTTCTGGCTCCGTAGATGAGTTGTAGTGCTGGGCGGTAATGTATGCCCACTTAGACGCTCCATCACTATACGGACCAAGTTGCAGGTTGCCTCCAGACGTGTTTCCAGCGGTTCTGATTTGCAGCTTAGTATTTGAAATGTTTCCTCGAGCTGCAACTGTGGCAAGAGTATCTGACTCGGACTCAAGGTAACGACCATCTAGGTCTACCGTGATAGTTCCAGCATCTTGTTGAGTAAGCGTGAGGACGCCAGTGCTTGTGCTAAACGATGCGCTGTTAATCTTGTCGCCATATGCCGTATCCCATTCACTTTGGTTGTATCCAGCGATTGGGGTCTCACCACCGAAGAAAGCAACTATCTCTGACTCCGTGTAGTATCTATCATCGTGGTTGTGAGTCGGGAGCGAGGTTAGGTAGTTAGGAGTCCAGTTCTTCCATAGGCCGTCAGAGTCTCTACGCAGAAGCTGTCCCGTAGATACTCCGTTGATGAGCACATCGTGCAGCTCGTTGAGTTCGAAGCCATTCTGTACGTGAACAAAAATCTCTCCGTTGTTCTGATTTGCTCTGGTTACGACACCAAGGTAAACTAAGTGGGCGGCGGCGACTGGTTTATTAGCTAAACCAAATAATATGTTCCCGTTTGTGCCTAGCCATACTGGGTCACCAGCCGTAGCCGATGCCGTGTTCATCCCATCAATTAAGCCCTCTGTGACTACAAAGAACTTACCATTTACCGATGCGCTAGACAAGGCAAGTCCCATAGTCTTAGACGACGTTCCATCGGATGTGTTATCCGCCAGACCTACAATCATATTTGTGCCGTCAGCACCAGTAATATAGACAGCCTGTCCCTTAGCAATCGCCACACCAGCCTTTACCTCGTGCTGCACCTTAGATACATAACCAGCAGTTGTAATTGTGGCGTTAACCCAGGCGCTACCACTCCACTGTAATACCTGACCAGTGGCTGCACTTGTAATAGTTACGTCACCAAGATTATCAATAGAAGAAGATGGAGTAAGATAGTTTGGCGTAAAGTTGTACCATACTGGCTGAGTCTCTCCAGAGCCTGGAGGGATGCCGTAACGAAGCAGTTGGCCTGATGATGGGGACGTAAGGATTACGTCAGTTAATGCATCAAGATTCGTTGCACCAGCGCTAATACTACCCCAATAGGCGGTTCCATTGCCGTCCGTAGCCAACACCTGCCCGTTAGTGCCATCAACTATCGGCAGGGTGTACTCCGTGTTGACGTTAATCTGAGATAAAAACTTCATAGTTTACCAGCCTAATATAGTATCGAACAAAGATACGAATTACAATATACGCTTCCCCTTAGCTAGGTTGTCCTTCGCCCAAAGCGGTTGAAGATTGGTGTATTTATTTAAAGCGAGTAATTCCTCGCCTGTTTTTGCCGATGAAAGTGGGATAATGTGGTCAAGGTGCCATTTGCCGTGATTATCCCAAGACATACCTTCTAAGAATAGACTTTCGATATACTGCTTGAAATATGAAGTAGAGCATCCAACAATAGATTCGTAGCTATCAAATTTTCCTTTTACGTATCTATATAAGTGAACCCTTGCTAAGTGACGCAATTTAATTTCTGGATTTTCTTTAAATACTGCTTTTAAATATTCGGAATTTGACATTTCAAATCCAAACCTTCTAGTCCCACGTCTTTTCTTTTTAGCCCACTCCTTATGAAGCAAACGATACCTTTCTTTGTTTCGGCTGCGGTAATCTTTATTCTTCTCAGATATGTGTTGCTTATTTTTTTCACGCCAAGCCTTTGCTGTTTTTTCTGTCTTTCCTTTTTGATATTTTACATAAAACATCTTGTAGTATTCATCTTTGCCTCCGTGTTTGTCAAAGTTTGGCTTTCTACTAATATGATTCCTTTTACTATGCTTATAGTAAGCATTTGCGCTACCAAACTCTAATATTTTCTTTTCCCTATACGCCTTATTATATTCAGATACACAAGGCTTGCACTCTGAGCTTAGTCCATCTTTTTTAGACGCATTCTTTTTGAACTTGTCTAAATCGAGTAGCATTTTGCACTTACTGCACTTTTTCATTTTGTAAATCTACAAAAAAGAAAGGGGAGACTATTGCCTCCCCCTAGTAAGATATTACTACCCAAGATTATTAAGGTGCAGTAGGTCCTTGGTTCACCACATCGTCTCCAGTGCTCTTAGCGGCAGACAGGATAGCGATGTATGCTCCGTTGGTTACGGTGCTAGCGAACGTAACAGTAACGGTAGACGTGGTGGGTCTTGCGACATCAACGTAAACCGTCTCGTAACTCGTAGCGTCAATGATTTGAACGATTACGGCTCTGGTAGCGAACGGGTGCGTGATGGTGAACACGTTACCATTTTTAACTACAGCGGCTTGCTCGTCAGCGAGCGTGTACCACTTAGGTGCACCTACGAGGTCAGCTATGCTGTTAACCGATGCCTTCTTAATCTCACCAGTCTCGCCAGTGCTGTTGTCGTATACGTAGAAGAAGTCGGTGTTGGTCGGGGTGATGGTATCAACAGAACCTACGTGGAACTTCTGGTTAATGGTAGAGAAGCGGTCAGCAGCCTCATCCCAGATGAACGATACGTTCACATCATCACCACGCTCAACCTCGAATCCAGCGTTCTGGGTTGCATTGCCAGTCGCATCAGAGTTTAGCTTGATGATGCTATCACCGATGTTAACCTCGTTAGAGTTTACGCTAGTGGTCGTACCAGTAACGATAAGGTTACCCTGAATCGTGATGGTCGGGTTGTCCTCGAGGTCTACCGTGCGGATAATAGGAGCGTTCTGCAACTGACCTCCTGGAGCCCACATCAGGATGTTGTACTGGGTAAGGTTAGCGTAGTTCTTGAATCTAATAGCATCGGCAGTAACCTCGATACCAGAGTCGGTAGTTGCTACCACGTTAAGCGTAACACCAGCGGTCAATTCACCACCGCCAGTCAAACCATCACCTGCCGTTACGTTAAGGCCAGTGTGGTCAATGTTTCGGTTGTTGGTGATATCAAGCTGTACGGTATTAGTGTTTACCGTGATACCCGTTCCAGCCCCAACATTGAGGGTAACTGAACCACCAGAACCGCCACCAGAAAGACCGTCTCCAGCGATTACCTCTTGGATGTCACCCTTGATGTCAACCCAAACTGTTCCATTGTAGAAGAACATTGAGTTAATCGTGGTGTCGTAGTAAATCTGACCAGATACAGGATTGGTCGGGGCATTGAGTGAGTTATGAATTCTGGGCTCGATAATCTCGAGCTTATTCATATCTATGGGCGAAAGATAATTAATAGCCATAGTTGTTAGTTGAAGTATGCCTTGCCACTAAAGGCTCCAGCGAAGGTTAAACGAACATTGTTATTGTCAATGTATTCGACCTCGCCGAACACAATGTTATCCATAGCGTCAACCACCGTAACCGATGTGCGCTTGTTTAGGTTATGCGTTACGTTCCAAGTAGCCTCAGCGGTTCCTTGTACGTGAGTGTAGTGAGCGTCACCGCCTCCTCCAGTGACTCCCTTGATTGATAGGGATGTCGTTGGTCTTGGGATTACAACGGTCGTCTGTACGCTCGGCTGCTTTACGCTTACGTTAATCTGCTCTCCACTGTTGATGGTTATATCACTCATAACGTAACGTCCTCATTTACTTTGAAGATTCCATATAACCAAGTCTTTACAGACCCAGAGTTGGTGCTCTGTAGGTCATAGACGTAGATTCCACCGTCAATGTTTGCCATAGTTGCGGCGGGAGCGGTGATGGTAAGTACGCCCTGAGCCGTTCCAGAGTAACTGAAGGCAGAGTCCTCTAAGATAGCAGAGGATGACGTATCGGTCTCCCTAACATCGAGCTTCCAGGTGTATCCAGTGAGGTTGAGTACGGCACCAGTGTCGTCCTTGAACGTGAGCTCAAGACGGAATGAATCACCCTTTCTGCAGGTGATATCTACTCTCTGTGCGGTATCTAAGTTAATCTGGGCTGCCATAATGCAAATATACCAACTTATTGATTGCTAAGAATTTGCGACATAAGGTCAGTCTCCTCAGCCGTCAGCTCCCCACGTTCGCCCTTGCGTTGTGATATGAGCTTAGACTGCTCAACCGCTTGCTTCTTCACTCTCTCGTCCTTAGCTTGCTCGCGCTTGTCCTCGACGTTCATCCTGAAGTCTCTGTCCTCCTGATTTACCTCCATACGAGCCGCAGCCTCAGCCTTAGCCAACTCAATCTTGAGTGCATACTCGGCCTTGAGTAGTTCAAGTTTAATCTGAGCCTCCATCTTAATCTTCTCAAGCTCGAGTGATGACTTTACCTGCTCGGTCTGAGCCTCAGCCTGTGCCGATGCCTGCGCCGTCTGTTGGTTCATCTGGGCCTGCATCTGGCTGTTCTGAGCTGCGATGTCTTGCTTCTGCTTGATGCGCTTCTTACGGCGTACAATCAGGAGCTGCTCCGCTTGGTCCACGTCCTTAAGGCGGCGGATTGCCATAGCATCCTCCAGGTCAATCTCACCCTGGGCGAGCGACTGCTGGATGTTAGCCTCAAGGTATGCCTTGTCCATATCGGACATCTCAGGTACCACACGCACACCGAAGTTGTACATAGGCAGGTCCTTGAACGATGCGAGCACGTCCATATTCGACTTACCGATGGCATTCTCGTATACGCGGTAGATTACCGACTGCGACGGCATAATCTGTACGCACTTAACGATGTACTCGACCACCTTCTTGTAGAGCATCATAGACGCGTGGGTGATATCGTACGTGGCGTTGTTTGAAGCCTCGATAGCCTGCTGACGTACGCCTACCAGTGCGTCTCCCTTGGGGGTTGATGCGTCGACGACCTCGTTGATTCCCGTAGCGTCGCGAATCATACGCAGGTAGTGATTGTACGTATTTACGTACGCCTCGATGTTGCGGATGGCGTTGCCAATCTCACGAATCGGTGGGTTCTGGAATCCTCCCTCAGGGTTCTTAGAACGGTAGTAGAAGATACCAGTCTGCTCGTAGATGTCTTGGATTTCGAGCGGTTGAAGTTCACCTCCTTGTCCGAGTTGTACGTTCTCCAGACCTTCGATGTCGATGATGAGTCCGTCGGGCTTAGCCTTGGCGATGGACTGCTGAATCTTGAGGTGTGTAATCTGCAGTTGGTCTGCGAATCCTACGATGCCGCTAACCATAGACTTAGGAATCATCCGACGCATATTCACAGATACGGCGCTGTATGACAGGCGAGTTCTGGTGATGTCGTGGATGTTTCTAGGCTGGTTGTTCTTCATACCATAACCGTACATCTTGTTCGTGCCGATGATGTAGCTACCTCCGTAGAGGGTAACGAATGACATACGGATGGGCTTACGGTCGAACACGGACTCCTTGGGGGGCTGATACATCATACCCTTGTAGTAGAACCCTACGTTGCCGAAGCGAGACTCCTTAGACTCGTAGAACACATCGTCAACCGATAGGAACTCGAAGTCCATAACCTCCACGATGTACTCGTCGTATCCGAAGATGGTGCGCTGAAGGTTTCTGTCGTAGTATGAGTGAGACAGCTTGTTGGGGTCGTTGGCGTACTTATTCTGCACGTTGGTGGCCATCTGGCGGTACTCCTCCTCGGTGAACTCGTCACCAGCTAGGCGGCGTAACTCAGAGATGGTGATGCGCTTGATGTGACCCGCGTAGGTGAGGTCATTCATCAGGGGGTCCTCGGTGTACGAGTGGATGAAGTATGCTGGGTCGACGTACTTTGTAACTAGTCCATAGTTGGGGTCATAGTCATTCTTCGTAACGCCCATACCCACGCTCACGAGGTCCGTAACGGCACGACGGTGTACGGTGTGGTTGTATTCGTTCCACTCGAGGGTGAGGTTCGCAGCAATCTGAGCCGCAATCTCTGCGTTGGTCTTGATGTTAGACTCAAGGAAAATCTCCGCCTCCTCAGGGGTGTCGGGAATCTTCTCAATCTCAGCGCCAACCTCGATGCCTGCCATCTTAGCCTGCTGGAGCATCTCCTTGTTCTCCACGTTGAACTTAAGCTCGGCCTTCTTGCGCTCCTTCTCGGTGATACTCAATGGGTCGATTGCCTCCACGTTGGGGTATGGATTCTTAGACAGAATCTTGTTTACGACAATCTTAACGAACTTAGGGATGATGGGTACGGGTGACCAGTCGATGTTAAGCAGTGAGCCGTCACCGTTGTTCGGGTCCAGCGAATTGAGTATCTGCTTGTAAATCTTCGTGTCTTGTGTGCCGTTGGCGTAGTCGCGGTAGCGTTCGAACTCGTCTAGGCGCTTCCTAAAGATGCTGCCGTGGTCGTCCGTATGTCCCCACTGCGACTCGATGGCTCTGGCGTACTTCAGTCCGTAGGACTTTGCGGCCTTAGCCTCGGGAGATGCTAGCGGGTCAGGGAAGTTCCCCTGCTTGTTATTGCTTTCCATACCTATTCTTTATCCCCAGTTTATGTGCAAATATACCCAATAATATGTTGTGGGTTAGCGAGTTATGTCCTTGAAGCGTCTGAGGAACACTTTACTGGACATATCCGCCGTCTTTCTCTCCTGCTTAACCCTCTGTGCGGCAAGCAACGCAAGCCCCGAACTGATGGTCAAGTCAAACTTTGTTCTGTCGTCAATCCTGTATCCAATCCAGTCCTCCAGGGTTCTGTCGAGATACATCCTGCCGTAATCGCCTGTCTCCGCGTTCATACCGACGTGCTCGTGGACGAATGCTTCGATTGCCTGTGCGTGGGCCTGTATTACGTCCTGCGAGTTGGACGGTATACCCTTGGTCTTCACGTTGGAGCTAGAGCCTGGAGCCTTTAGATGTTCTGGCCTATCCATAATGTATCCGTCGTATCCACGAGACTCGAAGTAGCGCACTATACCGTACTTGTTGTTCTCTATGAGTAGCGGATATCCGTAGAACACCGCAGCCATCAGCACGTCCTCGTAGAAGATTCTAGCTAGCGGCGGACGGTTGGCGTACTCAGCCACGAACATATTGCTCGGATAGCTCATATTGAACTTGTTGTACAGGTGGCACGCACCCTTAGAACCCCTGCCGTCCATCGTATTGTCGAGGTCATAGGAGTCGACACCGCCAGTACCGAGGTGGTCGTTGGCTGGGAATACCTTACCGAACTCCTGCTTTCGTTTATTTCGGATGTCGTCGGGTGGCAGCCACGTCACTAGCCAGCGTCCGTTGGAGTCTGGGTTCCATAGCACCTCACTGTCGGGCTTACCGTCCTTCCATACGAAGTTCCCCTTGACGACTGGGCTTGGGTACATCTCCCTGTTATGCTGCAACTGCTCGTATATCTTGCCCACGTTGAAGTGCGATGACTTCGTTGAGTCGCGGAATGCCTCCTCCTCGCTCCACGGGAACTGTCTGATTACCTCGTTTAGTTCGTAGGGGTCGTGCATCAGCGCCTTTCGCTCGTTCGATAGGTAGGTCTTAGCACCGATACTGATGACATCACCGTCCATAGTTAGCGTAGGTTCCGATGGGTCGTCCATTATCGGCATACCGTAAACGTCGAAGAAGCCCTCAAGGGCCTCGTACGCGGGTACGAATATCTTATACAGACCCGACTTGGTCCTACCGTTCTCGTTGCGCTTGGTGGGGTCGGAGTCGTAATACAATTTCTTGTAATTTGCACCCCCCTTATCCAACGGGTTCACCGTGGAGCCCACCATAGCCTTACCGACAATCTTCTTACCTACCAGCAGACACGTGCGGTGGATTCGCCATACCTCGTTGATGTCCAGAGGATTCTCCCACTTACCAGCCTCATCTAGATATAGATAGTGCAGTTTCTCACCGTCATAGGCGTTGGCCACCGAGTTCTTCCAGTTAATCACCGTATCGAGAGCCTCGGTCTGATTGCTCACCTTGTTGGTCTTGGTGATTCGCTTGGCGGGCTCACGGAACGCTAGCTCCACGCGTGGGTTGGTGGTGCCGTCCTGGATGGGCTTGAAGAAGAACGGATAGCTACGGAACATCGGTAGGAGCTTCTTCATAAAGATGTTCTCCTGTGCGTCCTTACCAGTCTTTGACATAATGCCCAGCACCTTATTGGATACCTGCGTACCCTCGTCGGCCAGTGCCGCACCACAGATATTGGTGTATCCAGAGCGTCGACACTTAGTGTATATCTGTCCCACGCACCTAGGGTCCTGCTTGCACGCCTCAAAGTGGAGGTATAGCTTGCGCTGGAAGTCCAGATAGCTGGCGTAGCCGATGTCCATCTGACTCCACTGGAGTAGCATATAGTGATGCCCTGTGATGTATGTTGGAACACCGTTGTTGTAGAACCACACACCGCTGCGTCTGCGGTGGAACTCTTGGTCTATGAACTCAGCGTGCTTGATGCGGAACTCCTTGGGTTGCTCCATCCACTCATCCATCGAGCGTATACGCATCAGGTCCTGCGGCACGGGTAGGCGCTTCCACATCTGCTCCTCACGCTTGAGACCGTTGAACAGTATATCCTTGGCGAGCGGTTTCTTGGGTAGCTGGATGAAGATGTCAGATATCTCAATGATTTCCCCTTCCGTCCCGTCGGGACAGATGTTCACCACGAAGTCTTTGTATCCGTCTATCTTCTTAAGGCCAGCCATTACTTCCTGTATTTCTCAGCAAAACCGCCTGAAAAGTCAGCCTGCTCGCCCATACTGCCGCTCTCGGATAGGCTGCGTATCATATCCTCCAGGCGTTGTCTTTCCTGCAGAAGTTCACGCGCATCCACGGCGGTCTGTTTGATTGACTGGAGCTCCGCCTTGCGTGCCGAACCGTTGATTTCTGGGTCGACTGGCTTCTTAATCTCCTCAATCATATTGTTGATGGCTACCTCCATAGAGTCCATCAGACGCTGTGCCGCATCGATTGTGGTGAATTCAGACTTTCTCCGCGACATACAGCAGGTCGTTAGGTGTCATCCTCCAGAGCTTCTCACCGTTCACCTCCATCGTATAGTCGGATTCCTTGCTGAAGCCCACGCGGTCGCCAGCGTTCACACCCATCTCGAGCATTTCGGGGGTATCGAAGCGGACGATTCCTTCCATCTTGACCTCCTTCTTCATCGATAGGATGAGTCCAGACTCAGACGTTGGCTCCTCGCCCTCCTCGGGGATTAGGAACACCCAGCCTGGGAGCACCTTAACCGCTCCGTCCTCGCCCTTGTAGGCGTATGCCTGTGAGCCATAGCCGCCCTCTGGGTCGAACTTCACGCGGTATAGCTCCTTGTCTATCTCGGCTCGCTTGTCCAGCACCACGTGATGGTGGAAATATAGCGTATCACCCTCCTTGGCTCCCGTGGGGAACTTCACTGGGGTGGCTACAATCTCTGCCTCACTGATTCTGTTGGCGAACTCGTCGAAGCGAGAGTCAAGGAATATCTCCGTGTCCCCGAACTTGATGGTGTCCTTGAACTTCTTGGGCATCCTTACGATGAACTCGTGCAGAACTCTCATTAGAACTTACAGTCGTTTTCGATTACTACGGGCATACCGATTACTTCCTTCCACGGAATGGTTCCGTCCTGGTTCTGGATGTAGATGGTATAGTCCTTACGTCCGTATTTAGCGAACGTGCGCTCGTCGAGCTCGATGGCTACGATTACTCCGTCGTTGCCTGCGGGGTTGCCTACGACATACGCCAAGGCATCCTTCGGGTTTTGCCCGATGATAATCTTCCTAATCATTGTGTTATTCTTTATCTGGGTCCCCTCCAGCTCTGCGAATCCAGTAATCTACCTTGCTGGTGTCGTTACGCTCCTGCTCCTGATATCCTGAGATGACGAGACCTACGATTTCGTCGAGCTCCTCCTCGTCAGCCACGTTGACAGAAAATGCGATATCCATTGTGGGTTCGTCATCCTCATCAAGTTCGTCGTAATTCACGGAGCCGATGGCCGCAACCACGAAACCGCTCTCCTCAAGGCCATACTTTAGGATGAGAGTGTTCATCTCGTACACGAGGTCCGAGAACTCCTTGTACATCTCCTCCTGTTCTTGCTTGGATAGACCCATTGTTATGAATTTTTGTATGAAATTTGTCACGAATTTACGAAACAATATAATATGAGAAGGGGAGCCAACACCAGGAGGATGCGTGAGTACGCGATACTGCCCGCTAAGAACATACTCCGCAACTACCTGAAGTACCTCCGACACGTCAAGGTGGACATATCGCAGAGCTATGGGTTGACTCCGTCACAGATAGACTATCTCCTCTTTGTCTATGACCTTGAGTTCTTCACTCTGATGTACGTCAGAAGTCACTTTGCGGCGATATCCGACAATAAGATGCGTATTATGTACAACAAACCGCTGATGAATATGGGTCTCATCGACGTCTACATAAGCAGACAGTCCGTCACTGAGGAGGACAAGCAGTTGTTTGGGTTAGATAATGGTGTGGGTTACGGTGCCAGATACTGCCTATCACAGAAGGGTAGGCTGCTGGTGCAGAAGATTTACCGCAAGTTAGAGGGTCTGGAGTCTATCAATGCTCCCGAATGACCTTGAACGGCATCTCCAGCGATGCTCCCTCGTGGGGTACGAACTTACCCTGGTGTGGCATCAGGTAGTATCTACCGCCCTTGCTCATCCAGTGATAGCCCGCTGGGGCCTCCACCATCACCTCGTTGGGTCTCTTAAGGTCTGTTCTCTTGTTAGCCTTCATCACTTACGGAATTTAGCCACCTTAGCGGCGATGTTCTTAGGCTGCGACACGAACTGCTTGCCTGACTTGTTGCCCTGAGCCTTCGCTCTGTTGGTGGCTGCCTTCTCAGCGGCACTCAGTGCACCCCAGGCTGCCTTGGGTAGGTAGCGCTTCTTGCCTTCGCTTGGTTTGCCGTCCGAGGTCGTCCATTTCTGCTTGGTCCACTTCGATAGGCTCGTCTCCTTCTTAGCACCCGAGTAACCACCGCCTGCCTTCTTGTATTTGAGCACGGCAAGCTGAGCCTTACGTGCGCTCCACTCACCAGGGTCTCCGCCCTTTGAGCTTGCCTTCACGCTGGCTACGATGCGTTTCCACAGTCCTGGGTTACTCTTCTTTGCTTCCAACGGTCAATCGGTTGATTATCTGCAAATTTAGGACTCCAGTCAATGCCCTATCAGGGCTCACTCTCTTGATACCACGCGTGTTCTCGCCACGCTTCTTCGCTGACTTAGCCATTCCAGTTGATGTAGTGTAGGATAATCTTGATGTCCTTCGACTTGAGAAACTTCCCCTGTGGGATTTCCAGCCCGTTGAAGTAATCGTTATAGTGTTCACGTACCACGGCGTTCCACTCTCCCTCGTAGGGGTTGAAGTGGAATACCCAGTCGTTGAATGCCTCGTTCTTCATTTCTTGCTTCTATTGCGTCTGGCCATTATCATACGTGCCTCGTCGTGGTCGTAATCCTTACCGTCGCCGTTGCCGTACGTGCCAGCGTCTCTATTCTTCTTGTTCAGGAACGCACGATACTTCCTCCGCTCCTCGGTGGAGTGGTATTCGGTGTCGTACGCCTTCTTCTTCTCTCGAGCCTTGGGGTTGTTAGCGTAGAACTCTGCGCTCTTACTCTTCCTTGCTTTCACCTTTACCGTTGTGTTTGATGTAATCCTCTACCGCATCAACGCTGTGCTCCATCACGGCAATCTTAGATGCCATCCACGGGTCCAGGTTGGACTTAGCGTCCAGATGCGTTAGGATGTCGTCGATTGACTCCTTGATGCTGATGAGCTGGGTGATAATCATCTCACCGTTCGGCTCACTGGATGTGTACTTGCGTGGTTTCATAACTATTCCTCTTCGCTCTCGTAGCAGGCCTTAATCTCGTACTTCATAGGTGCCATACCTGCGGCCTTCACAGCCGCCTGCATCTGCTTCACCGCGGCCATAAGGTCTGGGTGCTTCACCTCAATCTCCTGTCCAGCGTACATCTTGCCGCCTTCTTCAAACTTCTTAGCTTTCACGTTTTTTTCTTTTTATCACTTTAGACATATCGAACTTTACCAGCTTCGGGCGGTTGTCGGGTTTAGGCTCAGGCTTACTCCCTGACGATTCCACTGGTCTCTTAACTGCTATCACGGCTTCCAGGCTCTGTAGGCCGTCTTACCGTGGTGCTTGTACGCCTCGAGCATCTCCTTGCGGTTGCCCTTGGCTGAGTAGCTCACGTGTACCCAGTCTGGGTTATTCTTAGTACCAAACTCCCAAATCATCTGGTCGAATACGAGATTCTCTCTGATGTAGTGGAATAGAAGAGCATTCCCGTTCTTCACTGACTTGAGGCTAAGGTCGGCCGCCTCACCCTTGCAGTGCTGCGACGTGGATGACCCACCGATGGCCTTATTCAGGGCGGTGCCTCTGAGTCCTGAGTTAATCTTAATGGGCTTATCGATACCCTCACGCAGGGGTTGCAGTATCTTCTCGGCGAGGAGCTTAAGCGCAGCCAACTGCTTGGCGTCAGGTTCGTTCCTGATACCGAGCCTGTTTGCCGTGGCGCTATCGGTGAGCTCCTCCAACGTAAAGTTTTCTGTCAGTTGCATAACTATCTATGTTATAGTCACAAAGATACTATGATATACTATTCCGTATCCGAAGGGCGGTACTATGCATAACACACTATTGATTATCTCGTTTTTTTTGTGTAACTTTGCTCCTGTAGTGCAAGGCACAAGACGACGTGCTATAGGGAACGTAATCGTCCTAGAGACGGAACTACGGAACGATTGGCAGTGGAGGACAGTCCCAAACGCCCGTCCGCAACTGACAAAGAATAGAGCGACAGCTACTACAAAGGATTGAATACAGGATGCGTGTGCTTAGGCTCAAACGGTTTCGTATCCCCGATTTCCCTACTATTTAACCGCTTGTATTTACCGTCTAGGTAGACATCACGGTGTTTTTGTTTTACATCAGGTAAACATCGTTTTGATTTGGGGACGAGTTATGTGTACCCTGGGGAGAATTATACAAGAACGACGCTGCGCCCCCGACCCCGAAACGGAATCCCGAACCCAACCCCCTCGTTATCAACACGTTACGTTCAAACTTTTTAGCGTTTTGCTGTTGGGGTGGGCGGGTGAGTGGTGTGCCTACTTTGTGTCACTATTAGCCCGTATTCCTTAAGCGTTTCAGCCCGTTCGCTGTAGAAAAAGTAGGGAAAACGTGTCACCGAACGTGTGTTTTTTTTCGAGGGGTGGACTTGGCCGTAGACCTGCATCAATCCCCCTACCATTTTTCCCCACTATTTACCACGTTAATACTTCACCGAACTGAGTACGCTAGGCACGCATAATTGTATATTCTTTTTTGTATACTATAGTAGACAGGTCGTGGGCTTTGTTTATCGGTATAAACGCACGGATTTTCTACAGGTGATTTGTTAAACGAAAAAAGTATGCTTTGTGCCGTATTCTGTACATACGTTGGCTAGTTAAGTCGTTGGTTGTCAAGCGGTTCGGGTCGTAATCCTGTGCATATGATTTCTTAAATGTCGCTGATTATCAGGCAGTTACGTTAACTCTCTGTGTTTCAGTGTGTTGTAACCTGCTGAGTTTTAGGCAGTTAGTAACTATCTGATTTTCAATGGATTACTAAGTCGTTGATTTTCAGTCACTTTTATTTAGAACGATTCTAAATTTCACCCCCTAGTAAACTTTTTTTTGTGTGCTGATTATCAAGCAGTTAGCCCTATATATTCCTTATAGGCGAGCGGGAGTCCTAACTTTTTTTGTGGTCGGAGTTTGCAAATGTGCAAAGTCGTCGTATGTTTGTGGAGTCGAAAGACAAACGCTCTTTAAAATTCTGAAACACAAAACGCGGCGGCCGCTAGGTCGAATACGAGGTGTTTCTAAATAAAGTCCCATAGTGACGATAGGCGGAGAGATGTTAGCGAAAGCGCCTCCCAAAAATCGGAAACCCACCTTGTGAACCCTGTACGATTCAGTCAGTAGGCCACGGCCTACAGGCTGTCGGGCGTTAGGGAGCGGAGTAGCAGGTCAGGTCTGATTGAGTAGGTGATGTAATCCAAGTGAGTAGCGTAAGTAGGCTAGCACAATCCGACCGAAAGTAACGAGGGCAGGTAGACGAGACGAGCGAGGCCAAGTATGGCGGCCGTAAGAAATCAAGCCTCAGACAAACGAAAACGAAGCGCCGTGGCGCAGGGGTTTCGAGCGGTTGAGGGGAGGCCAATGAGCACCGCAGGAACACCCAAGCAAATCAAGTCAAAACAAGCCGAGAACAACGACAAGCGAAAGACAGCGTATGCGGTGCGTAAACAGCGCCGCCAAAGGATAGCAGTCGTGGAGAACTAACAGCGTATGCGGTAGATGTTGCGAGCAACAACGCCGCCAAAAAGGTTCACCTGTTCAAGGCAAATCACTGCCGCTCGGAGTGCCGCAAGGCATAGGGTTCGAGTCCCTACGGCAGTCAAATTTTAACCCAACTCAATTAACCACCAACTCTAATTCTTTTTTGTTATGAAAGTCACCAACATCGTATCAGGCCGCAAGATTGATTACTACCGCTCATACTACAACGAGCAGTTCGACTTCTTCTTCGGAATCAACAACGATTATTTCGTCTACAAGTACCTCGCTAGCGACGGAAACACTAAGCAGGCTCGCTTCCCCAAGGCACTCAACCACGAGCAGTACGGCATTGATTACAGCCTACGCTGTCACGAGTCGATGTTTATGACCATCGGTGCGCTCCGCACTGAGGCAAACATCTACTACCGCCATACTAGCGGACAGCGTAACCCGCTCCGACTCGAGGGCTTCCCGCACCTTGAACTCAGCGACGCTACGTTCGAGGCTGTGCCTATGACCGAACACCCAACCAACTTCGTTTGCGTTGTTATCGACGGCCAATTATACACCACCGACCTGTGTGCGCTCACCGATTACCGCACCTCTGAGTACCCGCTGTTCGGTGCAAACTTCGCAGTTCAAGAGATTCGACTGCACGACCAATACCGCCACGATTACCTCAGCCAAATCCGTCGTAGCGACAACGAGTTGGCTGTTGGTGAGTGGGAGGGACGCACCGCAATCTTCGAGAACGCCGAAATCGGTCGTCGTTACGGAGACGCACCCAACCTTTCGGGCTACCACGGCCCGAGCCGTACCACGGAAATCCTAGGCGACGAGAGCGTCGAGTGGTTCGTAGGTATCGAGGTTGAGAAGGAAGACCGCGAGGCACGCACCCGCTGTGCTTGGGCTAACTGCGACCTAGGCAACGGATGGATTGTAGAGCGTGACGGCTCACTCGACAGCCGCACAGGTTTCGAGGCCGTATCACCTGTACTCGACCTGCTCAACACCAAGTCGCTATTCGACGAGTTCGAGCGCCTCGATTGGATGCTGAACGCAGAGTACTCACGCCGTTGCGGTGGTCATATGACAATCAGCCGTCGCGGTATGTCAACCGACCAACTCGTTGAGAAACTGATGCCGTTCGTGCCGATGTTGTTCAGCCTGTACGAGGGTCGCCTCAACAACGGCTACAGCGGTGTGCAAAGCAAGGATGAAATCGCTCGCGGTTCACGTCGTGCTATCCACCGCAAGAGCAACGGAGCGGTTGAAATTCGCATCTTCAGCGCTATCCCTAGCGTACAGGGCTTGCAGTTCCGCGTCAAATTGTTGCAGTGGATTGTCAAGCACAT